CCGCGCAAAACCAGTTTATCTATGCAGCCTCCGCTGACAATACTGCAACCTTTGCTGGTAACGGAACATCTGGATACCACCTGTGGGGCGCTCAACTCGAAGCAGGCGCATTTGCTACCAGCTACATTCCCACAACTACGCTTGCCGTATTACGCAACGCTGATGCTGTGAGCATGACAGGGACTAACTTCAGCAGTTGGTTCAACGCCAATCAGGGAACATTTGTTGCTACAACTAGCGTTTTAAACTTAGCATTAAATCGGCCTATTATGCAGACCACCACGGCTGGCCTATCAAACGGCAGCCAATATGTTTATTACAACCCAGCAAGTTCTCGGTTTGGTTACCGCGTCTATGATGCCGCCGGTACTGCTGTCGGCGCTGTAAACTATACCAATGCAGGAACGCCAGTCATCAACACGCCCTATTGTGCAGCCATAGGCTATAAGACTGACTCCTTTGCCATCAGCGTAAACGGTGCGGCGGTTGGGTTGGATACACTTGGAACCGTATCAGGCACGGCGGATACGCTTTTGATTGGCAGCGATACTTCTATTACTTATTTAAACGGACACGCAAAATCGTTGAGATTCTATCCGTTGCGATTGACCAACGCTGAAACACAAGCGTTTTCGAAAGGCTGACAATGACACTGACCAAAGTCACTTATAGTATGATCCAAGGCGCACCTAAAAGCGCATTGGATTACGGTGCAGATAGCACAGGCGTTGCTGACAGCACGGTTGCATTGCAAGCCATGTTTGACGCTGGTGGCTTGGTGATGATTCCACCTGGTGACTATAAGATCACCGCACCTGTTACCATTGACAGCGGCGTTACGGGCGTTCTTTGGTATGGACGCGTTGTATCAACCTATGCTGGCATTCAAGACACTGATGTGCATCCATCAATTATCTTCGACACGTTTAGCGGATTCGTTGATGGCTTGTTGCATTTGGAAAACGCAACATCTTCAGGTGCTTCAGCTTCTGATGGGGTGCAGTTCTTAGATTGTGACCGCATTTGGGTTTCAGGCATGAGACTAAAGAACCAGCGTTTTGGTATTATCATGACTACAACCGATAACTTTTATATTGGTTACATTGATGCCGACACCATGCGTGGATGGCAGGGTGGTTCCAATGACAATGGCGGTTCTATTATCACAATGTCTGGAAGCCAGCACGGACAGATCGCTCAAATCAACGGCGTCAATATCTACAAAGCTGCGGTCTATTTTTCTGTTGATGGCGTTAGTGGCGATAACTTTGATATTCATATCGGTGATGTTAGCATAAGTTTGAACAACCCTACCGCGCCAGTTTCTACAGCAGTTACTTTCCGGTCTGCGGTCAATGTAACTGTAGGCACGCTTCGCAGCACTGGCGGCGCTTCCGGTCTATTCATTGACCGAGCGGAGGTTACATACAACATTGACCAAATCAAAGTGGGTAGCGTCTATGTGGTAGACAACAATCAGGTGAGTTCCAACAGTAGTTCTGTTACTGTGCAGGGCACTGCATCCTACCCTGTGGGAAGCGTTGAAATTGGGTCTGTTTACGCAGAGAATGCCAACAAACATTCAGTCTTTGTTTTTTACGTCGGCAGCCTAAAAATTGGTTCTCTGAAATCTGTTAGCCCTATAGAACGCGGTGTTTTGGTTACAGGCGTTAATGGTTTGGTGCAGATTGACAATCTTGATATGACAACCGCTGGCAATCAGGAGATTTTTGTTAGCGCAGGAACGACAGACCAGCTTCATTTAGGCAATGTAATTATCCGAGATCGTGGCGCGGTAAGTGTATTTGCGCCGCTTCAGATCGCAGTAGATACCGTTGCAGATATTCAAATCGGCTCCATTATCGACGAAACCGCAGCCCCCGCCTATACCGCTCCAACAGTTTTTGGCGCTCCTGCCGCAACAGTCAATCTAGCGATTGGTTACGTCAAGACAGCAGCGACTTATGCGTCGTCTGTGCGACTAGCGACAATAGATGATATTATCGACGGACGCTTCTTTCACGCTACGTTACCTGCTGACAGCACATGGCCTGTTGGAACAGAAATATTTAAATCATCACCAACATCAGGCGGCCCTAACTCTTGGGTAAAAACCACAACTGGATTTAAGGCATCGGCTAACTTAGCGTAACCAAGATTGCCAGACTGCATAAGATAAAGGAATAAACGATGTTAAAAGCAGCACCAAACCAAACAGTCTTTCCAACGGTGGATTCTAGCGCCTTTATCCTAAGTGCGGCTGGTATCATTACTGAATCTGGAACAACCCGCACGCTGTCGGCTGGAGACAACGGCAAGGTGATCTATTGCACCTCTGGCTCGGCGGTAACGATTACTTGCGCTGCTGGCCTTGGCGCTGGCTTCTCCTGCACTATCATTCAGGGCGGCGCTGGTAAGGTCACTGTAGCGGCTGGCGGACAAACGCTTGTCTCTTATTCCTCGCTGTTTAGCACTATGGGCACTAATGCGGTCATCTCTGCGATATGCCCCATTGCAAATACGTTCTTGCTTGCAGGGAATCTTGGATTGTAACATGATAACCCAAAGCCGCACCCGTGAACTATTTACCTATGACGATGGCAAGCTCATTCGTGCGAATGGTGCTGTTGCGGGAAGCGTGAACAAGCGCGGGTATCGGGTTATCTGTGTTGATTATAAATTACACAAAGCTCATCGGTTGGTGTTCCTATATCATTATGGTTATCTGCCGCTCCAAGTCGATCACATCAATGGAGACAAAGATGATAATCGCATTGAAAACCTTCGGGCTGCGGATAACTCGGTCAACATGATGAACCGCAAATCAATGCGTAACAATACTTCTGGTCACAAGAATGTTTTTTGGGACAAAGAATCTGGGAAATGGGCTGTCAAGGTCAGATTGAACAGAAAGTTGCATCATATTGGTAGATTTAAGAATATCGAAGATGCTATTGCAACTGCGTATACTGCAAGAGAAAAACTACACGGCGAATATGCCAATCATGGAGTCTGAATATGGCAAGTAATTCACAAATCGCATTTGCACCACTTGGCGAGACCATCGCTATCACTGCAAACGCAACTTCACCTAACGGCGTTCAAGCTTTGGTGTCTGAGCGCAATAAAGCGCACTCGACCGGACAGTATCGCGTTGTCAATGCTGGCACTGTGATTGTGCATCTTGGCGTTGGCCCGACTGTTGCAAAGGCGAAGGCTAATGCTGAAGCTGCTGTATCTGGCAACCCTGCTGCTGGCATCCCATTGCTCCCTGGCGCAGTTGAGATTCTTCGCTTCAGTGATACATCTTATTTCAGCGGATTGGCTGCAAGCGCACAAACGCTTTACATCACACCTGGTCAAGGCATTTGATCGGTGGCAACCATAGACGAAACGCAAGCGCAGCTTAACACCCATGAGCAAGTCTGTGCGTTTAGATACGAGAGTATCTGTGCGCGAATGAAGCGGATCGAAAGCATTGGCATCACTGCTTGTGGCACAATCATTATGCTGCTGATTGGCATATTGTTGAGCGTCTTACAAAAGGGTGCTGTGTGAGCACTGCGATTCCAGAGTGGATGCGGATAGCTAACTGCTGGATTGGATTGCGCGAAGTTATCGGGCCTGGTCATAACAAGATTATACTTGGATGGCTTGAAAAGCTGAATGCTTGGTGGCGTGATGATGAAACGCCTTGGTGCGGTGTATTTGTCGCTCACTGCATAAAAGAAGCTGGGTTGCCGTATCCTAAGATGTATATGCGTGCAAAAGCATGGTCTGATTACGGATCATTGCTGAGACGCGATAGACTAGCACCTGGTGCTATCTTAGTCTTTGATCGCGCTGGCGGTGGTCACGTTGGCTTCTATGTTGGAGAGGACGCTGGTCATTATTTTGTTCTTGGTGGAAATCAAGGCAACGCTGTCAATGTGATGAAGTTAGGCAAGACACGCCTTGTTGCGTCACGCTGGCCGAAGGGTGAACCAGTAATAGGCAAGCCCGTATATATGAACGGTGGTTCTGTTTCCACCAATGAAGCGTAAAGGAAAACGACATGAAGAAGGAACAATTGTTTGGAATCGTTCGTACAGTGGCTGCGGCTGGCTTTGGCTATCTGGCAGGAAAAGGTCTCATCGACGGTGCGACGGTTGACCTGTTGGCTGGTGCGGTAGCAACCATTGGCGTTGCTATCTGGTCGTTTGTCAGCAAGCAGCCTATCGCTGAGGCCGCTGAGTAATGAAGTTCCTGACGCTCTTGCTGGGTGTTTTGGACAAGCTGTTGGGAGCTTGGGCGGAACATCGTTGGAAGCGGCAAGGGCGTCAGGAAACTGTCAAGGAAATGAACGAGGCCATCAATGAGCAAATTGCACTTGGCGAAGCTGCCATCGTTATTCCTGATCCTGAGCGCACTGAGCGGCTGCGCGACCGTTTCGACCGAAGCCGTACCCCTAAATAGCTATTGTGCTATTGCAAAACCTATCACCTACGACGCAAAGCAAGACACGCCTGAAACGGTAGCTGAAGTCGAGCTGCATAATAGCGTTTTCACTTGTCTCTGCGAGCAGGACTGTCCGAAAGACAAGTAAATGGGACTTCCATTAAAAATTGATGAAGCGTTGCTTGCATACGCTACGCCTCGCCAGCGCGAAGTGCTAGAAGCAGTCAACTTGCATGGAAGCGCAATGGCTGCGTCACTTGCATTAGGTATTAATAAAGGCGCTGCCAGCGATGCCTACAACGCAGTCATAAAGAAAGCTGCCCGATCTGGTTACTCACCAGAACATGACTTCACCAGACCCGTTCCTGAAGGCTATGTAGCCAAGGGCGTCAGCACCTATTACAACAAGGAAGGCAAGCCATCTGGTCAATGGGTTAAAGCGTCACTAAGCCACGAAGCGCTTGTAGACGCGATTAGAGAGACCATTGACGGCTTTAAGGATGACATACCACCCTCCAGTGCTATCGTTGCTCCTGACGCTTCTGAGGAGCATCTGTGCAACCTTTATACGTTCACTGATTACCACCTTGGAATGCTGGCATGGCATAAAGAAGGTGGCAGCGACTGGAATATATCAATCGCTGAACAAACCATCATTGCAGCACTGGAAAGGATGATCGACCAAAGCCCTAAAGCACACACGGCTGTAATAAATATTCAGGGCGACTTCCTGCACACAGACGGAAAGACGCCAGTAACGCCAGCCAGTAAGCACGTTCTGGATGCTGATAGCCGCTTCCCCAAGATACGGCGCTCCGCGATTCGCATCATTCGATCACTGGTAACAATGTCTTTGCAGCGTCATCAGGAAGTGCATCTGATTATCGCTGAAGGCAACCACGATGAGGAAAGCGCTGGATGGCTGGCTGATCTGTTCTCCGTGCATTACGAAGAAGAACCCCGCGTAACTGTCAATGACAGCGTGCTTCCGTTCTATGTTCTGGAATGGGGCAATACGATGCTAGGCATCCACCACGGTCATAAGGTCAAGAATGAGTCCCTCCCGCTGCTGTTTGCCGCACAGTTCCCGCAAGCGTGGGGTAATACCACCCGCCGCGAGATACACTGCGGACATCGCCACCACAGGGACGAAAAAGAGTATAATGGCGTAACGGTGGTGCAGCATCCAACTTTAGCAGCGCGTGACGCTTATGCTGCGCGTGGCGGATGGATTGCGGATCGAGCAGCCTGGGCAATAACGTATCATAAAAAGTACGGCGCTGTCGGGCGCGTGATGGTTACGACCGAAATGCTAGAGGTCGATTAATCTTTTCCGCATATGTAAGCAGCGCCGATGATAAAGGCAAAACCTATGAACAGCGTCATTTGCTTAACTCCTTCAACGCACGGACTATCTCAATAGCACGTTGCGACGTTATCGACTTCCATTCACACCAAGCGCCACAACCGCATTCGCCCTCATTACGAGCAAAGCAATCGCACTTCTTGGCGTCAGCTTCTAGCACCATAGCGGATGCCTCAACGCCAGCTTCATATCCTGCTTGCCATTCGGCTGCTGTGTCTTTGGTCAGTTGCTCTATTGATTGGCGTAGGCGCTCGTTGGTCATCTTCTATCCTAACCTAGTGATGAACGTCAGGCCTTTGACCACATCCGTGCGGCACTTGAACGTCTTGCCGTTCCTGATGCCGTATTGCGAGACGTTGCGGCTTGTGCGCTTTGGATCACCCTTGTTAGTGGCTAGCATGGTTCCAACCTCACCAACTTCCAGTGTTCCCATTGGATACGTCATTGGTCGGCTCATTTACCCCGCTCCTGTTCTTTGCGGCGCTCTGCAAACGTCTTGCCGTCTGCGCCCCTCAAGGGCCATGCGCTGTCTGAAGATACACGATGCGTCTTGCCCATAGGGGCTGCTTGTGCTGGCTTAATCATGACCACACCGGATTTTCTGTAAGAAACATAGTTATGACAATAACTAGCCATATTGTGACCAGCCAGAATTGAGTTTTTGATACCTTTTGCATTTTACGCCTCCCATTCAATTTCTGGCTGCACCAAGCTGCATTTTTTGGGAGCAATCCCATCTTCAAAAATGCGCCAGATTGAAGCACCTCTCGCTCCCATCACATCAACCCAATTTCTAGCCAAGTTCATGGCATTGGATATGTCTTCTGCATGAAGCAAGAACCACTCGCCACGGTCATTTTCGACCGCAACGGTGAAGTTAATGCCTTGAGCAACCAAGGCCTTGCAAGCTGTTGGTGTTGCAGCTTCAAAGGCCTGCGAAAGAGAAAAAGAAAACATAGCGACCTCCTTTTGGATGGGCGAAATTGCCCGTGCGCTGTTTGCTGATGCCCTCTTATAAAAAGGCTATAATTATATGTAAAGCACTTTTTTCATAATACATAAAAAAAGACGGGCCGCTAATGCAAACCCGCCCTTTTCTGTTATACCAACAAGCGTGCTGGGACTTGTAATATCCAGCCATAGTCGATTGCCGTCTGCACAAAGCGATCTTTGTCTAGTGCGTGCTGACCAGTTGTCAGTTGAGCCTTCAAAAGCGCCTTGCTGGATAGTGCCACCGATTCGTTGTGATGCCGACTGAGCCATTCCTGGCGGCTACTCATGGGCGGTGCTTTGCGTCGGTGGTCTAAGTTAAGTCTTGAGCCTCGTGCCATGTTTTATCTCCAGATTAAAATGGGCAATCCGAATCAAGATCATCATTCAAATCTTTTGTGGCATCCCATGTGGAGCTGGAGACACGTAGGCTATTGACTGCTTCAGCTTCAGATCGTGGAGCTGTATCAATGCTGCCAACGCGGACATTGAATTGCGGCTTGCCTTCGTATTCGTCGTGCGTCAGCTCACCAGAGATAAAGACCTTCGTGCCTTTCTTGATGCTACCAGAGAATGCCTCTGCTGCCTTGCCCCACAAGCTGCACCGATACCAAACGCTGCCAGCATCTTTGCCGAATCCGTTTTTAACGCCAACGTTGAAGCTCAGAACCTTGCTGTCGCGGGTGTCGCGCAACTCTGCATCTTTGCCGCAATTCCCAGAAATTGTAATTAACTGCATAAATATTCTCCTATAGTCCCAAGGCGGTTAGGTATGTGTCGAGAATGGCTTGATATTCCGCACGTTCATTTGATTCCATTGCACGAAGGCGGATCACTGCACGAACAATCTTAGTGTCATAGCCATGTGCTTTGGCTTCATTGTAAACATCGCGGATGTCATCCTGGATGCTTTTCTTATCTTCGTTCAAACGCTCGATGCGCTCAATCAAAAGGCGTAGCTGTTCACTGTGTGGTTCACTCATGTTCTTCACTCCATTGTACGTTATGTTGCGCCCCATACGCATACACAAACTCGATTAAATCTGACATCTGAGCCTTGGTTAGCTTTGATGTTTTAAAGCCTACTGGGAAAGGCTGGTCGTTCAGGCCCATTGTGAACATCACTTCATGCCCTAATGCTGCCATAAATATGCACTTCCAAACTTCTGGTATGTGATGCCTATCCTCTGGTGCTGCCCGACTAATGTCTGACAGCATGGCCCACATCTTTGCGTTCTGGTCGTCACTGCGCTTGGCTGCGCTAATCTTAACGACTGCATCCTGTGGAGCCTTGTCGATTAACTGGTGAGCCAATCGCCTTTGATATTCACCACGAAGCCAGACTGTCTGCGTCACTTGTCTTGAGCCTCTTTGATCTCACGCGCCTTTGGGCTGGCTTTGCAGAACGCTTCGATCATGGCCTCAATGTCGATGCCTTTCCAGAACGTCTGCTCACCTACGGAATGCTGTTGATGGTGGTGGTTTTTGCAAAGCGGAACTGTTCGCCAATCGTCTGGCTTTTGCCCCATCCCTGCACCGCTGCCTATCCTGATGTGCGCGACTTCGATAGGCATATCCTGGCAGCCATTAATGCAGCAATGAAACGATCGAATAAAGTTCATATGCCCCTGTGACCGCCACCGCGATGAACGCTTTGGCTTCTTGGCAATGCGATTAGGCAGCATCTTCAAGTTCCAGGCTATACTCAGCGATATAGGTGGATTCACCCCAGCGATTGACAACCTCGACCTTTTTGGTGTTGATTTTATGCCCAGCCTTTCGCAGATCATTAATCCGCGAGGCAAGGCGATAGATTCCAAGATCGTTCCATGCTGTCATTGGGCGGATTGTTCCAACGTTACGCAGGTGGTCTAAAATTCTGTCGTTCTGTGACATTACTGGTCTCCTAGTTTTGATAACGCCTTTACGTCTTCATCAACTTCTACAAGAAATGCGGCAACCTCTGATTCCAAGATAGCCAGCATATCGTTGTCGCGCTGCACTCGCTGAATGTAAAGCATAAGATGGTCTGGCATCCGTGGATCAAAGCTCACGAAATCGCACCACTGCCTATCAGCGCAAGCCATTTGCCATTGCATTTGGAGCAGATATTTGTGTGCAATCTGGTTTGTTTTGAGCACTTCTATGTGTGTGGCAGAATTAGGGCATTTAATCTCAATGCAGCCATCATCGCCTACAAGCCCATCAGGGCTGGCGTGAGAGCCAATAATGGTCGGGTGCTTATACAGCCCTACCTCAGTGACATCGTGGCCCGTAACGAAGCTGTAGGCGATTCTAGCTTCTTCCTCCTTGTCAATTCCCCACTGCATAGCTGCACTGCGAACAAAGCCTTCTTCCTGCTGGCCTGTGAGCCGTTCGACTACAAGCGTGGCACGAAGGTTAGCGCGTGACGCTCCCCAGCCAGATTTAGTCTTGGCTAGTGCGTCTGCTAGTTGGGAAGCGCCAAGGCTTCCACAACGTGCTGCATACCATTCAGGGCTGCGCTGGATAATAGCTGCGTCTGTCATGCCAGCTTCTTTTCTAATGCAGCCTTGACCGCATCGAAGCGGGTTTCCTGCAATTCCTTGAGTGCGGTGATTTTGTAATGCTTGCAGAGCAAAGCCAAGTCAGTCTTGGTTGCGTCCACCAAGGCTTGCAATTCAGCAAACTGTTCGTCGCTGATAAACTTGGCGCGTGGCGCTGGTTCGCTCTTGCCTGTGGTAGCATCCAAAGCGTCATGCTCGACGATGCAAAGGGCTGCTGTCCAAAGGTAGCGGGTGGAATAGGTCTCACAAGCGCCAATGTTCTGTATCTCGTGGCAGCCTTTAAGATTGGCTGAACCCATTGGGCTGTGAATGATTACCTGTGTCCCATCTTCGACATCGACAATGTGCATCGACGCTGTGGTTTCCGAAAAGCTTATGATCGCGCACAATCCGACATCGTTAAAGATGCGAAGGGCTGGAATCACAAAGTCGGAAAGCTCGAAATACTTGTATCCAGCAAACGTGTTATGGCCGGACTTTTTAAGCGGCAATGCGTGGAAGGCAATCCGCGCTTCGTTAATCTTTTTATGCACTGGCATTTGGTATCTCCTTTTTTATTTGCCAAACCCCTTGTAAGCAATTCAACAAAGATTAAAAGCGTTTTTTATTATCAATCGAAAGAAAGTTTAAAATGACAAATGTAGACCAAGCGATTGCAGAGTTTTACGACCTTGCCAGGACGCACAAGATCAGGGCTTATCAGATAGCGAACGAAGCTGGTCTGACCCGCGTCACCCTATCTAATTGGAAAAGCAAACGCAACGAACCGACGCTTGGTGCATGGCTGTTGGCTAATGAAGCACTAAACCGATTGGTCGAGCAGAAACTTAACGCATGAAACGCTTCGGCAAATACCGCGCTGTTAAATCGCAGTGTAGGGCTGGCCACACCCATGACAGCAAACGGGAGGCTATCAGATGCAACGAGCTTCATGATCTGCAAGCGGCTGGAGCTATCAGTGACCTTGTTATACACAAACAATATTTTTTCGTAATCAACGGCAAACAGGTGAAGCACGCCAATGGTCGGCGCGTTGGTATAAACATTGATTTTGAATATACCGAAAATGGCCGAAAAATTTCGGAAGATATAAAAGGGGTGATCGTTCGGGACTGGCCTTTACGCAGTGCTGTCTTTGCCGCGCTATTCCCTGACCACCAGCTTCGTGTGACCAAATGAAAAAAGGGTGACCGAAGCCACCCAGTTCGTCTGGTAAGGAGTACCAATCCGCGCAAGATACGCTGATAGCGTATTGCTGGTCAATCAGTCGCAAAAATTATGTTTTACTAATGCGCGTTTTGAGTTATGTAAGAGCGAGCGGGGAGTGCCCAAGAGAGGAAAGGCACTCAACCCGCTCTAACAACGCCTATCTCAAGGAGGCACTGCTATGTTGAGTAATACACGCCACAGAACCATGATGCAAGAGTTTGCGTCGTGAGTGGCTTACAATGGTTCCGACTATATCACCGAATAGTTGATGACGAAAAGCTGCGCTTGTTAGCTTTCGAAGATCGCTGGCACTTTGTTGCCTTATGCTGCCTCAAGGCTGATGGCCTTCTGGACTCGCCAAATGATAATCTCAGATCGCGTAAAATTGCCGTCAAGTTAGGCGTCCAGTTGCGTGAACTAGATGAGATCGGAAGGCGCTTGCAAGAGGTCAATCTGGTGGATGAAAACCTTTCACCAGTGGCTTGGGATGAGTTGCAATACAAGAGCGACAACAGCACAAACCGTGTAAAAAAATACAGGGAAAAACAGCAGCATAACGCTATGAAACGGGAACGAAACGTTTCAGTAACGGGCCAAGAGACAGATACAGATACAGATACAGAAGTTAATACTAACGTATTAACAGCAAAACGCAGGAGCGTTTCCGCTTCTAAGCCTGATGGATTTTGTGACCAGCTTTGGAAGGATTGGAAGAACCATCGGAAAGCAGCCTTTACTGAAACCGCATTGAAAGGCATTGAGCGTGAAGCTGCTCTGGCGGGATGGACGCTGGAGACTGCAATCACGGAGTCCATTGAAAGAGGATGGCAGGGTTTCAAAGCAGAGTGGGTAGAAGGAAAGAAAAATGGCACAACAAATCGGACAACTGGTAAGCCTAGAAACCAAAACGGCTTTGCCGCAGCGCTTCGATACGTCGCGGATGGACGACCTGATGACCCGTTCTGATCTCACTGTAGCAGAATGCGATGAGCTACGGTCGATGGCGTTAGCGATGCCTGTTGAGAACATCCCAGTCGAAACCAAGGAGCTTGCCAAGCAGCTTCAGTTTATTGAGGCAACCCTGCCAAGCAAGAACACCGACGAGCAAAGCGGGCAGATGCGAACAGCAGTCTATGCACGGATTCTTGGCGGCTACACGAAAGAAGCCCTTAGCTACATGACTGAGCGCGTCTGCAAGGAGCTTGATTGGTTTCCAACGCCTCGCCAGTGTTTAGCGATATTGGAAGAATACACTGCGCCGACCAGCAAAAAGGACAAGGCGCTGCGAATATGTTTAAATCATGCAACGGAAAGGTTTGATGATTTTATTGGAAAGTTGCATTGCAGCGAACCTGTAGAACTATCAGATAAGCCAGAGCGTTGGCTGCGTATTGCTGTAGAGCGTGGATACCTTCGCTTTGTTGACGGGGAATATATAATCAGGTGAGCGCAGCTACCAACTTGATGTGCGACCTAGCAAAATATGACCTCGGAAGCATATCTCTGGATGATATACGAAAGAACTGGGCTAAGGGGCGATACAAAGGCGCACCCGAAGCCTGGGCGCTTGCCGCGATTGAACACGCAAAACGACAAAAAGCGTAATTAAATGAAAAAAACGCTTTACAGAATAACCCACCCTTTTTATAAGGGGGCATCAGCAAGGGAATCATCCCGCCAACAAGGAGACTGATATGACTAAGAACCTCACAGAATTAGCCGAAGCCGCCATCGACGCACTGAAGGCATTCAACGCAGAGCGTGACCGCCAGCAACGCGAATGGGCAATGTCACGCTTTGGTCAGAACTTCCGTGGCAATGGCCCCGACATACATGAGCATCAGCACATTGAGTTGCGCCAAGAGATGGTTCGCTTTGATGAGCAGCCACTGGAGACGTTGGAAGAACTGGTGTGGCTCAACGATATGGTAGAATCATAAGAGGCTTCGCCTCGCTTATATGGAGACTGAAAATGACATTTATTACTCAAGCAATCGAAACAAAATATCTTAAAGCCACTGACAGAAAAAACAGTCGCATTAAAGCCACTGCATGGGGTGGAAGCGTCACAGTCAATTATGATTATGAGTTGAATGTTGATGAAAACCACGCTGTAGCCGCACTTACTTTGCGCCGTAAAATGGGATGGAAAGGCAAATTTGCCCAAGGCGGCAACGTCAAGGGCGATGGTTATTATTTTGTAAATGTAGAGGGGGCATAAAATGATTTACGCAGATTTAATTCGCCAATGGGCTGAAGACCGTAACCTTATCGAAGGGAGCGACCTGAAAAGCCAATTCGTCAAACTGATTGAAGAAGCTGGAGAGCTGGCTAACGCTATCGGCAAAAAGAACGACATAGAGTTTGCAGACGCTATCGGTGATATGTTCGTTGTTCTGACAATCATGGCTGCACAGAACGGAATGCACATTGAAGATTGCATTGATGGCGCATGGCAGGAAATCAAAGACCGTAAGGGCAAGATGCTCGACGGAATTTTCGTAAAGGACGCATGATGTTTGAAAACGATTTTGATTGGGAAGATAAAGAAGAAGAAATGGTGCTTGTTGACAGCCGTGGCATGACGCCAAGGCAAGCTAATCTGCTGGAAATTGAAGCCATTGCTAAAGCGCACTGCTTCACTCTAGAGGACATTTTAGGCCCACGTAAGTTCAAGCCATTGGTAGCAGTGCGTCGCAAGTGCATTGTCATGCTGCGTGAAAAGGGACACACCACCACAGGGATAGGGCGTATTATGAACCGCGACCACACAACAATCGTCCATTCTCTACAAAAAAGCAAGGCAGAGGCATGACACCTGAAAAGCTAAAGCTTGCCCGTCATTACATGGGCTACAGCGTAAATGAAATGGCGGACGCACTGCGCCTATCTCCAGCAAGCGGAGGAACAACCATTCGCAAGATGGAAGCTGGCAAGGTAAACATCACAGGGCCTATAATGGTTGCAGTAGATGCTATGCTAAAGGGATATGATCCATTCGGATATGATGATGACACAGAATCGCTCTAGTGCTGTTATGCAGCAACGGTCTGAGCCTCACGACAGCTTGGATGACTTCCCAACCCCACCTTGGGCAACTAGGGCTTTGTGCGAATGGCTGCGAGATAATCTAGATGAGCCACTGCACGCCATGACTGTTAGAGAGCCAGCGGCTAATCGGGGCCATATGGTAAAGCCGCTATCTGAATACTTTGCTCACGTTGAGCCATCTGACGTTCACGACTATGGAGTTGGCTATCCAGTTGCTGATTATCTATGGGGGCCTCTCCCTGAAATGCATGACTGGACAATAACAAATCCACCGTTTCGCTTGGCAGAGCAGTTTATACAACGAGCATTGCAAAGCAGCATGGAAGGTGTTGCTGTCATTGTGCGAAGCGCATTTCTAGAAGGCAAGGCGCGATACGAAAACCTATTTAAAAATACGCCACCATCGTATGTTCTGCAATTCGTTGAACGTGCGCCAATGTGCAAGGGCAAGATTGACCCGAATGTTTCTAGCGCGACTGCCTATAGCTGGATTATTTGGTTTCCAGCATTAGATGAAGTTGACACACGCCTTCGCTGGATAGAGCCATGCCGCAAGCGCCTTGAACGCTCATCTGATTATGAAGTGAGGGATGAACATGAATCAACCGAATAGCTATCAAGTAGGCGGAGACCACTACGCATCAAAGGACGTTCAGCCCTGGGACGCAATGGAATCGTGGATGACGCCAGAAGCTTTCTCAGGATATTTGCTAGGCAATTGCATAAAGTATTTATCCCGCTATCGTGAAAAGAACGGCACGCAAGATTTAAAAAAATGCGAGCATTATCTCGCAAAGCTTATTGAGGTCGAAATCCGCTTAGACTTGGTGGTTGAAGGAAATGATTGAAGTCGTAACAAAGTTTTCTTGCTATTGTGGTTTTCAATGTGAAGGCCAAGGCGATGCACCTGATTGTAATAGGTGCGGGGACAAGATGCACTCTTGGGGAACGCGAGAAGTGACAGTTAAATCATTTACCTTGATTGGTGAGAGCGCCGACAAGCGCACAATTAACGGAGGCTATTGATGAGCGTTAAGATTGAACAGGTCAGCATTGCAAAGCTGATTCCATATGCAGCTAACAGCAGAACGCACAGTGACGCACAGGTGGCGCAGATCGCAGCCAGCATTAGAGAGTTTGGATGGACAAACCCTATTCTAGTGTCGGATAAAAACGACATCATTGCAGGACATGGCCGACTGTTGGCAGCACGCAAGCTAGGCATGGAAGAAGTTCCAGTGATTGTGCTGAATCACCTGAGTAAGTCACAGCAACGCGCCTTAGTGATAGCGGACAACCAGCTTGCCCTGAACGCAGGGTGGGATATGGATATGCTGAAGGCTGAAATCGAGACATTGAACATTGAAGGTTTCGAGTTAGACATCCTTGGTTTTGACGATAGCGAGTTGCAACGCATATTGAATGAACCTAATTTTGATGCTGGAACTGAAGACGATCAAGGTAAGTTAGACCAACTTGAACCTAAGATGGTGACTTGCCCGAAATGCCAGCATGAGTTTGATAGCCGTGAAGCCGCAGCTTAAAATAGATTGGGCAACGCACGAGGCCGCAAAGTATGCTTGCGTCAATTGGCATTACAGCGGATGCTTGCCTGTAGGAAAGCTCGTTAAGGTAGGCGCATGGGAAAATGGCAAATTTATCGGCGTTGTGCTATTTGGTAGGGGTGCAAATAAATCCCTTGGTGAGCCTTATGGCTGCGACCAGACTGAAAGCTGTGAATTAGTTCGTATAGCTTTAACTTCACACATAACGCCAGTTAGCAAGATCATGTCGCTTGCTTTGAAATGGCTTAAAAAAACAAACGAGAAAATTAAACTTGTGGTATCGTTTGCTGATACCGAAGTTGGTCACCATGGCGGAATATATCAAGCAACAAACTGGATTTATGATGGTTTAACAAATTCTGCGGATGAGTATCTATATAAGGGCAAAAGATGGCATGGTCGCGCTTTTAGAAAGTCGCATGGCTCTCACTTAAATTATATGAATAAGGGATTGCAAATTGTCAGAGGGGCGCAAAAGCATCGTTATCTCATGCCCCTTGACGCAGATATAAAACAGCGTATTTTACCACTGTCAAAACCATATCCTAAGCGTGTGAAAGATCAGGCTTCAGAACACCCTTCTGAACTGGGCGGCGAGACTCCGACCCACACGCTCCAAATTAAGGTGGTTAATGATGACGCAAACTAAACTTACCGCAAAGCAGGAAGCATTCGCTCAAGGCATAGCTGATGGCTTAGGACAAGCAGACGCTTATCGCATGGCTTATGACGCTGAAGGCATGAAGGAGAATAGCGTTTACGTCAACGCATCTAAGCTCATGAAAAACGCTAAGGTCACGCAAAGGGTTTCTGATCTGCGTTCAGAAGTGCAGGAGAAGCAGCTCTGGTCGCGTGAAATGTCCGTTAAAGCACTGGTAGCTGCTTATCGTGAAGGCTCTGGCTCGGTAAAGGTATCAGCAGTCAAAGAGCTAAACGCAATGCACGGTTATAACGAGCCTTCGAAACTAAGCATCAGTGGAAACATAATTACACGCATTCAGCGGGTAGTGACTGATGACAACGCTAAAGATTAAAACCCCGCGCTGGTTCAAGCCATTCCTAAAGCCTAGCCGCTATAAAGGCGCACACGGAGGACGGGGAAGCGGCAAGAGCCATGCCTTTGCGGAAATGGTTATCGAATCTCATGTCATCGACCCAAAGCGCCGCACTGTCTGCGTGCGTGAAATACAGAAGTCATTGAGCCAATCAGTCAAGCGCTTGCTGGAGCTAAAGATTGAGCAGCTTGGCGTGCAGGATTATTTCGAGGTTCAGGAGTTCCAGATTAAGTCACGGCATGGCGACGGACTAATCATCTTCCAGGGAATGCAAAACCACACAAGCGATTCCATTAAGTCGCTCGAAGGCTATGACTGTGCATGGGTGGAAGAAGCGCAGAGCCTATCGCAACGCTCGCTCGACCTGCTGCGCCCGACAATCCGTAAGCCAGAGTCTGAGTTATGGTTTACTTGGAACCCCAGCAAAGACACAGACCCTATCGACCTGTTGCTGCGCGGTGAGAACCCGCCACCAGACGCAATTGTTCAAGAGGTAAACTACAGAGATAACCCTTGGTTCCCTGATGTCCTACGCGCTGAGATGGAATATGATCGACAGCGTGACCCTGACAAATACCAGCACGTTTGGCTAGGCGGTTATCTTTCCAACAGCGAAGCACGGGTGTTCCGCAACTGGAAGGTGGAGGACTTTGAATCTCCAGATGACGCAACGCATCGCTTCGGCGCTGACTGGGGCTTTGCATCTGACCCTACTGTGCTTATCCGCTGCCATGTTGTCGGCAGAACAATCTACGTCGATCATGAAGCGTATCAAGTCGGCTGCGAGATTATGGACACGCCATCTCTATTCCTCACTGTTCCAGAGTCGGAGAAGTGGCCCATAATAGCTGACAGCGCCCGTCCTGAAACAATCAGCCACATGAAGAAGAATGGCTTTCCAAAGATAATGTCGGCAGTCAAAGGGCCAAAGTCTGTTGAGGAAGGCATCGAATGGCTCAAGTCTCATGACATTGTTGTGCATCCGCGCTGCGTTCACACGATTGACGAACTAAGCTGCTACAGTTATAAAACTGACCCCTTGACAGGCGCAGTCTTGCCCGTGCTTGCGGATAAGGACAACCATTTGATCGACGCACTTCGCTACGCCTGTGAAGCTTCCAGGAGAGCCGCTCCTCCGAAAGTGTTTGATGTTATGCCTATAGCTACTGTAAGCAAGTGGTAGATGGATTACGCATGAGCAAATACAAACATTGTCAAGAGCTAAGATTGGTGTTAAGACAGGTTCATGTAGTCCAGTGGCGTGTCCACATTGCGGCAAGCATGGAGCTGGTGGGGATATGAACTGCTGGCGCTTTGAAAGATGTAAGGTGGTAAATGGCGCGATTGAATAAAGAGCAACGGCTAAACAACGTGCATCAAAACGCGCTGAACGAGTTTGATCGTTGCCAATCTTCCATGCGTGATGAGCGCTTGCAGTGTCTCCAAGACCGCAGATTCTATTCTATCGCTGGCGCACAATGGGAAGGCCCCATCGGTGAGCAGTTCGAGAACAAGCCTCGCTTCGAGGTAAACAAAATCCACCTTAGCGTCATTCGTATCATTAACGAATATCGCAACAACCGCATCGGCGTTGACTTCGTATCTAAAGACGGAAGCCCTGACGATGGCCTCGCTGAGACTTGCAATGGTCTTTACCGTGCTGACGAACAAGACAGCGTTGCAGATGAAGCTTTCGACAATGCTTTTGAAGAAGGTGTTGGCGGCGGCTTTGGCGCATGGCGTTTACGCACTACCTATGAAGACGATGAAGATGATGAGAATGAAAAGCAGCGCATTCGGTTCGAGCCGATATACGATGCTGACAGCTCGGTATTCTTTGACCTAGACGCAAAGAAGCAGGACAAGTCGGACGCTAAGTATTGCTTCGTTCTGTATTCCATGACCCGTGACGCTTACAGAGCCGAATGGAATGATGACCCATCAACATGGCCCAAGGAAATCCACCAGTACGAATATGACTGGGATACGCCTGACGTTGTTTATGTGGCAGAGTATTACCGCGTTGAAGAAGTGCGTGAGACCATCCGCATATTTGCTACCATCGACGGTGAAGAAGAACGCTACACGCAGGCTGACTTTGACGCAGACGAAACACTAGAAGAAACCTTGATGGCTGTTGGCACTGTGGAAGTGCGTCAGAAGCGGGTTAAGCGCCGCAGGGTTCATAAGTACATTTTGAGCGGTGGCGGCATCCTTGAGGACTCTGGATACATCGCTGGCAAGAACATCCCAATCGTTCCTTACTACGGCAAGCGTTGGTTCGTTGATAACGTCGAACGTTGCATGGGCCATGTGCGCCTAGCCAAAGACCCTCAGCGCTTGAAGAAT